TGGATGAAATTGCCGCACAAGTTTATGACAATTATCAAACGGATAAGGACTCTCGTGCAGAATGGGAGTCGATGTTCGAGCGTGGCTTTGATCTATTAGGATTGAAGTTAGAAGAAGCTTCACAGCCTTTCGAGGGAGCTTGCACAGCCGTTCATCCAATTCTTATCGAATCTGCCGTCAAGTTCCAGTCAAAAGCCATTCAAGAACTTTTTCCACCAGCAGGTCCAGTCAAGACCCAGATCATTGGTGAAGTGACTGACGACAAGCAGGTTCAAGCAAACCGCATTAAAGACTTTATGAATTATCAGTTAACGGACTTGATGCCAGAATACTTCGACGAGTTCGAGCGTATGCTGTTCCATCTTCCATTGATTGGTTCTGCTTTTAAGAAAACTTATTTTGACGCAAGCCTCAATCGCCCCGTCAGCGAGTTCGTGCCTATCGACCAATTTTATGTAAATTATTATGCTTCAGACCTACGCAGAGCAGGTCGCTACACTCAGGTAATTTATCGTAGTCCGGTTGAATTGCAGCGTGATGTTCTTTCTGGCATGTACGCTGACATCGAGCTACCAGAAGCTTCGATGCCAACCCAAACGCCTATGGCGCAGAAAATGGATACGATTCAGGGTCTTTCCCCTTCTTCAAAAAATGACCCCCAGTATGTTCTGCTAGAGCAGCATTGCTATCTAGACCTACCAGAACAATTTGCCGAAGGTGGCGACCTGTCTCTCCCTTACATTGTAACGATTGAAGAGCAGAGCCGTAAAGTTCTATCTATTCGTAGAAACTACGATAAGAAAGACAAGCGCAGAGAAAAGAAAACATTCTTCACGCATTATAGATTTGTTCCGGGTTTCGGTTTCTATGGCTTAGGCTTGATCCACTTCCTCGGAAATCTAACCATGACAGCGACAGCGGCAATGCGTAGCCTTGTAGATGCCGGTCAGTTTGCCAATCTTCCGGGGGGCTTCAAAGCTAAGGGTACACGTATCGTAGGTGATAACGATCCTATTTCTCCCGGTGAGTGGAAAGAAGTCGAAGCGGTTGGTAATGATCTTTCACGCATGATCATTCCGCTGCCTTACAAGGAACCTTCTCAGACTCTGTTCCAGATGCTAGGTTTCATTACGCAGACTGCTCAGAAGTTTGCCGATAGCACAGAGCAGGTTGTTGCAGATGCTGCCAGCTATGGTCCTGTAGGAACAACGATGGCTTTGCTAGAAGCCTCAAGTAAGTTCTTCTCAGCTATTCACAAGCGACTGCATAAATCTCAGAGAGATGAATTTAGGATTCTTTCTCGGATTAATTACGAGTACCTACCAAAAGAGTCGCTGTGTGATGTTCCAAACGGTACACTAAATATTTATCGTTCAGACTTTGATGGTAGAATTGACGTTCTGCCTATCTCCGATCCTAACATTCCTTCGTCTGCCCATCGCATGATGTTAGCCCAGATGGCGTTGCAGCTTGCTCAGAGTTCCCCTCCCGGAATGTTTAACATCGAAGAACTTAATAGAACTATTCTAACTGCTGCTAATCTGCCCAATCTCGATAAGATCATGCCTAGAAAACCAGATCCGGTTCCTCTTGATCCTATTTCTGATATTGCAGCGGCTGTCAAAGGTCTTCCAATTAAAGCATTCATGGGTCAAAACCACGATGCTCATATTCAGGCAAAGATGGCTTACATGCAAGATCCTATGAATGGTGGCAATCCGCTTATGCAGCGTATTGCTCCTGTTCTACAAGCTAATATGCAGGAACATATGCTCATGAAGTATCAAGAGCAGGTTAATGGCGCTGCACAACAAATGATTCAGCAGTACGGTCCAGCCGCTGTTGAAGCAGGTGTTGATCCTAATGATCCTCGTGTTATGGAAATGGTTCTTGCCCAAGCTGCACAGCAGGTTGCTCAAGCAAATGCTGCTATGGCTCAAATGCAGCAAATGCAGACCCCAGAAGCTCAGATGGTTGCTCTTGAAGGCCAGCGTTTGATGATTGAGAAGGACAAGGTTCAGGCACAGATCGCCAAAGAGTCAGTTGATGCCGCTATGAAGAATAGAGAACTGGACTTGAAGGAAGCTACCCTGAAAGTCAATATGATCAAAGAAGGAATTAAAACTTCCAGTAATGCCCAAGAAAAAGAAAAAGACAGAAACAATAAGAAGGCGATTGCCGCTCTAGATGCAATCATGGACCTGTTAAAAACAGAACAGATTGCCGACAATCAGAAGGCCCTGAAGGCTGCCGATCTTATTCAGGAAATGGTAAAGGATACCAACGCCAATGGCAATATGGGACGAAATCAATAAAAAGGTTGACGCAGAGATTACTTTATTAAAAGATTACCTTGCGAACGGCCATGCTTCAGAGTATCATACGTATCGTGAAGTTGTAGGCACCATCAGCGGCCTACAGAAATCTAAGGAGATTTTTCACGAATATATTAAAAAATACGTTGATGAGGAGGAATAATAAAAAAATGCAAATGACCTCAATGCAAGGGGCTGTGGATAATTCCGAATGGATCAGCCCAGAAAACGTAAGTCTTACCCCTAAGGAACTACCGAATGTTCCCGGCTTTCATATCATTATTCGTCCCGTATCTCTTCGAGAGAAGACTAAAGGAGGAATTTTACTACCCGATAAAGTTAAGGATGATATTGCCTACCTTACAACAGTAGGACAGGTTCTTAAAGTAGGAGATTTGGCTTATAAGGATAAAGAAAAGTTCCCTATGGGAGCTTGGTGTGAAGTAGGGGACTATGTTTGTTATGGTAGACTTACAGGACAAAAGTTTGTTTACAAAGGCGTAAAGTTGCTTTTGGTCTTTGACGATCAGGTTATCATGACCGTAGAAGACCCAAAGACCCTAGATACTACCTATAATTTGTCTAATTAAACTAAATTTGTATATCTACAAACTTTAGTGTATTATAGTTAGACTTAAATAGCGTTAGCGTTGTACTCGCTTACAACGGTGAAAAGAAAGGACTATTATGGCTACAAAAGAAGAAGATAATTGGACTACCATTGACGTTGATACAGGCGCTGCCCCTGAAAAGGTAGAGTTTGAGATTGAAAAAGATGAAAAGGTTTCAGAAAATGTCCGCGAAAATGTTACCGCAGAAGAAAAAGAACAGCCTTACGAAAAAGAAGCCGCCCCTCAAGCCGTCAACAAAGAAGATCAAGAAGGCACTGAGGAGCCAGCCGAAGAACTCAAAGGCGTTGAAACAAAAGGCGCTCAAAAGCGGATCAGACAACTCATTCGCCAGCGCAAAGAACGTGAAGAAGAAATTTCCAAGCTTCGTAGAGAAAATGAAAATCTGCGTCAGTCTGTTTCTACAAAAGATCAAGAGATCAGTCAAACTGTAAGAACAACGATTGATAGTACAGAATCTCAAATTGAGGCTCGTATCTCCCAAGCAAAGCAGATTTACAAGTCTGCTGCTGAAAGTGGTGATACAGATAAAATGTTACAAGCTCAAGAGGAAATGAGCAAGTCCTATGCCGAACAGGTAGCTCTTCGTGAAAAGAAAGCAGCGTGGGAACGATATACAGCAGAATCCGCCCAGACAGCCAAGCGTAATACCGAAGCTGTTCAGGCAACACAAAATGTACCCCAATACGATCCAAAAGCTCTAGAATGGGCTTCTAAAAATGGATGGTTTGGTAAAGATCAGGTTATGACTTCAGCAGCTCTGGCTATTGATGCCGAACTAAAAGCTGACGGTTATAGTCCAGAAGATGAAGAATATTATGAAGAAATTGACAATCGCCTTCGCAGTCAGTTTCCAAATAAATTTAAGCAGGTTCAACAGGAAAGTTCCCAAGAACCTGTAGCTCGTTTGCAGGATTCTACGTCAAATTCTGCTCAGGTGGTATCGGGTGCGTCACGCACACCTAAAACCTCGTCTTCTAAAGGTAAAAAGGTCAAACTCACTCAAGAGGATGTCCGATTAGCTCAGAAGTGGGGTATTCCCCTTGAACAGTATGCCGCAGAAAAGCTCAAAGCAGAGCAAGCTGACGGCGACTACACAACGGTTTTTTAAAAATAACCAGACAGCGTGGATAAGAGAGGATACAAAAAAATGACAAATACACGTTTTAATGCACGTACAGCAGATACTAGGGAAACTTCCAGTCGTAAGATGAAATATGAAGAGCCGAATTGGCTTGAAATTCCAGAAACAGTACGAGAGAGATTTAAAAGCCAAGGCTTTACTCTTCGTTGGATTCGGGTATCACTACGAAATCAGGAAGATTATCAGAATGTCGGTAAACGCCAAGCTGAAGGCTGGGCATTTGTAGGCAAAGATGAAGTTCCCGAGATGCTTGCTTCTTCATTCGTGCGTGAGGAAGGACGATATTTAGGCGCGGTCTGTCGTGGCGACCTCGC